GGAGTATTAAAGGTACGACCTTCTCAGGACACCCGACGAGAACAACACTTGGAAATACACTAAGGGTTTACTACTATATAAAATATATATAGGGAATATCCGGAATAAGAGAAGAAGATATACGTTGTTTCGTGTCAGGAGATGATTCCTTCGTCTTCTTAGAACGCGACTAGCACGGAAGATTCATGTAAGCATTCTATGAGGTATATACCGAACCTAGAATGGGAATACATGGACTCGCGCAAGTCGTGAAGATGGTAGAACATACAGAGACGGAAATTGAGTTTTTGTCAAAAACAATAACGATGACACCGTATGGGTTTCAAGTAACCCGTCTACCGTCTAAAGCTATAACCTCCGGGACTTATACCAAAAAATTAAGAGAGGGATTTAGCAAACGGGACCATCGGCAGATGATCTTGAGTGGGATCTACTCATGGGGGAGAGACGCTCCTATTTTCGATAACTATGTACCGAAAAAGTACCTGGAATAATAAGAATATGGATTCTAAGCTAATATAAATGAAACTGATTTACATTATCCTAGCTTTGAGCTAGCCTATTAGCGTATATTAGGAAAGGACTACCAGTAATTCGAATCAAACTATGACGGGTTTCGAATAACAGGTTTTGAGCGAGCCCATAAAACAACACACAAAACAATGTTACGCAAATAACAAAAAATCAACCCCAACAAATAAAAGAATAATGCCTTGAAGTAGGAAGTGAAGAAAAATATGGAATAATTCAAGAAATAATTCGCAAATGACAAAAGAGCCCAATAGAAAGTAGAGAAGGCTCAGGATAAATTAACGCAAGCAGGTACCAACTACCTTGCCTCAGTGATATACCCTGAAGAATATTTATAGGCTCGAGTACCCACACCGTTTCCTGTTTCGTCAGCAACACAGCACTACTATGGAGTCATGAACATGGAGACGAATCTGAACGGAGATGCAATGGTCATAGTTTCACCTTAAAACCAGTCGGGTTTCATAGTGAATCAGTATAACCTGCCCGTTTTAGATCTGAATGTGGGAGTAACGCCGGGGGCGGCTGGCACTAGCTCGATAAATGGAGCTTATGCACTCGTCCAGAACGCGGCGAGCTATAGAGTAGTGTCGTGCTCATGCAGGATAACCTTTACAGGCAATATCTCCCAAAACTAAGGCTTCTTAGGAGGAGCATATGTCGGAGAAGCATTGAACGGAGCACCACCAGTGATAAATCGGCCATTCATTGACAAATACCCGAACTCGAAGCGAGTGAGAGCAGATGCGGGAATGCGCTTGGTTTGGTACCCCAGGGATACTGCGGATACCAATTATTAGCTACTCGTTAGCAATCAAAAGGGAGTGTTAGCATTTTATGCAACTGGAATGTTACCAAGTGCTACTGTTAGACAGATTGAAGTCTGGACCAACATAGAATACTT